TTATAATGAAGAAAGACCTGTCCGCACACGTCCCCTTCAAAGGGTTCTCTCCAATGCTCTAATTCGCATCCACTATATACTAACATATCTCCAACATCAAGTATAACTTTAGTGCCAGCAGGAGCATTGGGTTTGATTAAATTTTGTTCTTCATTGATGACATTATTAGCTCCAGTACCATCTATAAATATAGACCATGGATGGCCTCCTAAATGAATAGTCGTAGAGATTTCGCAACTCGGTCTATCTTTATGACGCTTTAATATATCTCCTTTTTTATAGAGTCTAGCATAGGAGTAAGTTGGGATAAGACTTAGCCCTGTTTCTTGTTGCATTTTTGGTAGGACTTTGACCAGAAGAGTCTCCATCACCTGATCTGCATAAGTACAATAAGTATTAGGGACTTGTTTATTATCCCATGAACCCAAAATAGGGGATTTTGAATGTATGTTATTATCATACATATATTTAACAGCATCTCTTTTAAGTAGGAAATAGTTTAAACAAAAGTTAGCTAACTCGTAAGAGACCGCCTTTTTAATTACTTGATATTTGTTTACTCTAAATGTCATAGGCATAAGTCAGTTCCATCTTCATGTTTAGTTTTATAGTTACTCGTTGCATTCCTTAAAGTATCTGCCTCTTCATCGGGTACAATTTCTATTTCATATTCTTCAATTCCTAGTAAACAACCTGCAATAAATCTTCTCATCCCCATACACAATCTATATTTACCGTCTTTTTCAGTGCATATTAAAGGATTAATAATTCCATTTTTTTCTATATCCTCTTTTAATTTTTTCCACCTCTCGTTTGTTGTTTGACTCATTCTTCCTTCTTCAGTTTGAAGATGCTTTTCTCTAAATACTATTTTATCTTTATAAATAACTTTAATCATACAAACATTGTCTTTTGTAAAAAGTTAAATGATACTGATATTCTTATATCATTAGATTCATTTGGTTCAACACAATGGGTTAGCCAAGCGGGGAACATAATTAGTCTACCGGGAATAGGTTCATATTGTGTTTCTCTGAATAGTCTTCCAGGTACTTGTCCAGGTTTTTGTTTAGGTCTGCACATTGAAGCAGCAGCTCTTGGATCATCTATTTTTAAATATCCCGAATTTTTCGGTGCTTTTATATAATAAACTCCTGACCATAAAGAATTAGGATGCATGTGTGCTCTGTTCATTGAATTTGGTGGATTAATATTTGCCCACATATTACCTAAAACAGGTTCTGAATCTAAATGTTCCTGATCATAAACTGTTCTTTGAGCTTCATATAATAAATTAACTAGATTTTTGTATTCAGTTAATTCATGCATATTAGTATGTGAATGCCAACCTTTTACATTTGTTCTAACAACTCCTTTATCTTTATTCATCCAATCCATAATATCTCTTTCCAACTCTTGATTTAAAGTTGGGTGTTTTATATCGGCAATATAAATAGGTGTTGGAAAATGTAATTCTCTAAACATTATTTAAAAGGTGTCCCTCCAAACCACATTACAAGAGATTTTCTATTTCCTTTTATAACTGGTTTTACTCTATGTCTTATAAATGATGCAAAAAATACTGCTTGTCCTTGTTTAAGTTTTGCAATCTTATCCTTTTTCACTAATTCTAAATCCCCACCTTCAAATTCTGATTCTGGAGATAGTAGACAAGTCATAGATATTTTTCTAACTGGAGGCTCATTTGAGCATTCTACATGATTATCAACATGCCAATCATAAAAACTACCTTCTGAATATTCTGTATATTGTGCCATCTCTGTTATTTGCATTCCTTCAAAACCAAAATGATTACCATTTGTAGTTTTCATAATTGTTTCTATGTCTTTGTACATACCGTGCATTTTTTTAAATGGAATCCAACTAATATGTGAAGTTCTAATTTTAGTATCTACCGCTCCAAGTTTTTCACCGTCTTTATTTCCTACAGACGCTTCTTGCTTAGGTTCAGATCTCCCTACCTCAATAATCATTTCACATTGTTTGGGTGTAAATATAGGCCCTATTGTTTCAACTATATAAGATTTCCATTTTGGTTCTGTTATCATGTAGCTCCTCTGTTTGTAATTGGATCAAAGTCAACATCGAAGTTTGCAGAAAGTGTTCTTCTAGTTTCATCAGTTCCATTAAAGGGGTAAACACAATGTCTCATGTCGTATGGAAAAATATAAAAATCCCTAAGAGCCATTGCAGGTTGATAATCTATTTTTGCAAACTGACCATTACTTGCTCCTAATATTTGAAGCTTACCATTGTGGGGTAGGCCTTCTGCTGAATATTCTTTACCAAAAGTAGAAGGTAGTTTTAATACCATAACACTAGATAAGCCAGTGTATAACATCCCTTTATGAATATGTGAGGGATTATATTCGTGTTGTTTCATTTCATTAACCCATATAGAATTTAAATGAGTATCATAATCTTTTATTTTATTAAAATCTAAATAGTGTTTAAATACAGTTATAAAATAATCTGTAACATTTCTAGGTAAAAAATTATGGTTCTTCATTTTTGATTGATCTTTACCGTGATAAAATAAGGAATGTTCTTTTTCTATCTTGCCTACTAACTGACTATTAGCTTTGTAAAGATTATTAAAGTTTTGTTCATAGATATTATTAATTGCTGTAAAAATATCTAAGGGTACCTGATACTTTAAAACAGATTGACCTAAAAATACAAAATTAAATTTCATTAAAAACTATGGATTAAGTAGTTCTTCTTTTTTTTCTGTATTGTTTTCTAACTCACCAGATTTTTTAATTTTTTGTAAAGATTGAAGTTGTCCCATAACATTAAATATTTCAGTATCTGATGAATTTTTATTTAAAGTTTTTGCTTTTGCTGCGTATTGTAAGCCATAAGATTCTAACTGATGTTGATTAACATCTTTAGTGTTAAAAGATCCATCATTAAATTCTAACTTTAATTTAGACCACATTTTAATTTCTCTCATTCTATGTTTAGCAACTTTTTCCATAGATGCTTTACCAAAACAAGCTTCGTCTAAATCTATTTGATATTTAGATAATTTATATTCATCTTTTTCAGATTCTATTTTCTTTTCTAACCATTTTATTGTTGCATCATTTCTTCTATAATCAAAAGATAAAGACATTAAGTTATCTAAATAACTTGATTGTTCTCTAACACATTGCCAGTATTTAGCGGCTTTGGTTGGATATTTGTTGTCTTGTAATACAGAAAACCTTGCTTCAGTTTCTGTTCTAAACATTTGTTTTTTAGTCCAGGTATCACGAAGCTCATCAACCATTAATTTAAATGATGATAAATCTCCTTCTTCTAATAAATTATTAAGGCTAAGTTCTTCTTTTTGTATAAGTTCTTTTATGTTTTTTTTCATGTCTTTCTCCTTTGATTAACTACAATATATACTATTTAAAATATATAACAACCTATACGTCAGGTTGTATCGAAAGTTACATTTCCTTCTGTTGGTGCATTCCATTCTTCTGTTGCTGCTGAGTAATCAGGCCCATAACCACCAAAACCTAATGCTGAAGTAGTAGTTCCTGCTGCACCCATTTCTTGTCTTGCTGTATTTAAATCATTTCCTTCTGTCCAACTAGTGCCATTCCATTCTTCTGTTATTGCTAGAATTGGCCCTGTTGATTCTCCACCAAAAGCTAATCCTGCAGTAGTAATTCCTGCTCCAGCTAATTGTTGTCTTGCTGTATTTAAATCTCCAACTTCTGTCCAAGCGGTTCCATTCCACAATTCTGTTTCAGCATCAGGACCAGCACCACCAACAGCTATTGCTGCTGTTGAAGTTCCAAACGTTGCTAGCCTTCCTCTTGCAGTATTTAAATCTCCTACTTCTGTCCAAGCTGTTCCATTCCAAGATTCATTTGCGGCAGTAACAGGAAATCCTCCAACACATAATGCTAAAGTAACTGTTCCTATTGAATTACTACCTAATCCATATCTTGCAGTATTTAAGTCTCCTACTTCTGTCCAACTACTATTGTCCCAAGATTCTGTTAATCTTCCTGTTGTTGAAGGAATTGGTTCTCCACCAAAAATTAAAGCAGCTGTTTGAGTCCCCGATCCTCCTAAATCTTGTCTTGCTGTATTTACATCAGCAACTTCTGTCCAACTAGTTCCATCATATTTTTCTACATTAGCTTTACTGGGGTACTGTCCAGCCATAGCTATAGCTGCTGTTTGAGTTCCAGCTCCCGCTAAAGCACTTCTAGCTGTATTCATGTTATTACCAGTCGCCCAAGAGCCTGCAGGACTAGATGTGAAACCTTTCATAACATTTGAAGTAGTATTATACCAAACTTGTCCATCAACTGGGTTGGATGGATCCGAAGATACAACCTCTATATTTGATCCGTGTATTTCTTTATAAGTTGCCATTAACAGTCTTGTACTGAGTCATTTAATTTTTTATTCCTCTAATGTCATGTCTGTAAGTCGTTCTCCAAGTCTCTCAATTTTTTCAGCTGCAGTTTCGCTTTCAACATTGTCAGCGTCCCATGCATTTTGAGAGGCAGTAGTTACACCAGTCACAATCGTTTGTGCTTCATCCTTAGTTTTAATAGCTCCAGCAACTTTAGCAACCCAAAGATTACCGTATTTGTTATGTGCTGGTACTTGCCAAACATTACCAGGAAGACCTCTGAACTGAATTTTAGAAGATTCAGAATGTTCGATGAATCCCTTTCCCCAATTTTCTGCCACACAGTATTGATATGTTTTTGTCATAATTTTTTCCTTATATTTAACTTGTTGTTATTGTTTGTGTTTCTTCAACACCTGCTCCAACCCATTCTTCTGTTGTTGTTGTTCTAGTAGGTTCTGTAAAAAATCCAGTTGCTGCAAAAGCAGACGACGTTGTTCCACCATAAGCCCCAGCAGCTCTAGTGGCAGTTAAGGCTGTTTGTGCAGTCCACGCAGTTCCATTCCATTCTTCAACGTTTGCCAGCTTAGCACCATCTGGAGGATTTAAACTACCGCCAATACATAAAGCAGCTGTATTATCAGTACCTGCACCCCCTGCATAAGTTCTTGTAACATTTAAATCTCCAACTTCTGTCCACGAAGTTCCATTCCAAGATTCACACAGTGCAACTGTTGAATTAGCAGGACCTCCTCCATAACCTAAAGCAGATGTAACAGTTCCATTACTTCCCATGTGAACTCTTCCACTATTTAAATCCCCAACTTCTGTCCACGAAGTTCCATTCCATGTTTCTGTTACTGCTACCGCTTGACCTCCAAAACATAAAGCTGATGTGTTAGATACTCCTGCTGATGATACTTCAGATCTTCCACTATTTAAATCTGCAACTTCTGTCCACGCGGATCCATTCCAACTTTCTGTTAAATCAAAGTTAGTTGGGTTCTCAAGATTACCAGCAAAAGCTAAAGCTGAAGTTTGAATTCCAGCTCCACCAATTGCTGATCTTGCAGTGTTTAAATCTGCAAGTTCAGTCCACGTAGTTCCATTATAAGATTCATTTAATGCTGATACGGGTGGCGTCGATCCACCAAAAATTAATGCAGCAGTTGTTATTCCTGCACCCGCCACATAACTTCTAGCTGTATTTGTAGCTCCACCCGATGACCACGCTGCAGCTGATGTTACACTTGACAATTTTAATGTTCCCGAAGTTTCATTATACCATAGTTGCCCAGTAATCGGATTAGCAGGATCCCCACTATAATTTTGTACAGCTGTTCCGTGAGTTTCTTTATAAGTAGCCATTATTTATTCTTTAGAAGCCACCCTTGTGTCGCGCCAGAATAAGCCAAAGTAAATGCCGATCGTTCTGTTGAAGATGTTAAAACCGCATCTGCTGATCCACCTTGTATTTTTTCTCCGCTAGCCGGGGTAACCGTTAGTGTATTTGAATCAAATGTTCCTGCATAATCTACAAGAGAAACTTCGTCTCCAAGAGTTCCTGCTGGCAATGTTACATTACAAACATTTGAAGTTGTATCAATAAAGTATCCATTTCCGGCGACAGCAGTTTGAGTTGTTCCTGTAACAACTGCTTGCCATGCTGTTCCGCCTGAGTTGTCCACCCATGATAAAACCCCACCTGTTGTTGATGTTAATATTTGATCATTCGAAGTAGCGACAGCTGCCGGCATCGTTAAAGTATAAGATGTCGTTGTTCCTGCGGCTTTCATTCCAATATATGCACTATCATCTGTATCGGCTAGTCTTAACTCTTTCTGGGAATTAATTGTTAATCCAGTTCCTGCGGTCCAGATTAAATCTGCATCTCCGCCAAATGCTCCTGAATTATTGTATTGAATTTGAGTATTAGAACCTGCTGCTGCAGTTGCAGCACCAAAACCTGTATCATAAACACCCGTGTTTGTTGCTACACCATCAAAATATAAAATTCTCCAATCTTTTTCGTCTGCGGCCCATGTTACTGTTGCACCTGAACCAGAGGCTGCTTTAATTTGAACTGTATATGAACCTGATGTACTATTTTTAATAAGGTAAAAATTTTCTGTAAGGACGGGAAGAGTTACTATTTTATTTCCTGTAATTGCTTGCGCAGAAACAGCTCCTAAAATAATTACTCTACTCGCAACCGTCGCACCTGTTGCTCCATCGGCTTTGGATAATGTTGTAGTGTTAGCTCCAGTTCCTGCAGTATTTAAAGTTTGTACTTTATAACCACCAGATATTTGTTCGATAAGTTGTAAATTTGTATTTGTTTTTGTTCCCCATGTACCGGCATTTTCGCCAGTAGCCATTTTCTCTACGCCGAGAGGGGTATAGGTTGATGCCATAATTTTGTTCTCCTAGTTTACTTATTTGGTTTTATATTTTGTTTTATTCATCTTGTCAACATAGATTACTTCGTAACTCTAGTCCAATTACCAGTTTGAGTAGCGGTTTTTTTACTATAATTACCGGTTTGAGTAGCTGTTGTTTTACTATAACTACCTGTTTGGTCAGCTGTAACACGACCCCATCCTATCGGTGCTACACCAATAGGAGAAAGAGTAACAGTTGCTGACACTCCAGTCAATCCCATTGTTTGTTCTGTTGGAGTAATAGCTCCTACTGCACCCGTTGCTGATACTCCAGTCAATCCCATCACATCAGCCGGAGTAATTGCTCCTACCGCAGAAGTTGCTGAAACTCCTGTTGGTTGAACTGTTGGATTAGATGTAATGTGTGGAGCACCTACAGCGCCTAATGCTGAAACTCCTGTTAATGATTCTGTATAATCTCCTCTTGCAGTTGGAGCACCCACCGCTGCTGTTGCTGCAACTCCGGTTAGAGGAACTCCTTCTCCAATAATAATTGCACCTACTGCAGCTGTCGCTGCTTGACCTGTTAATGATTCTGTATAGTCTCCTCGAGCGACTGGAGACCCTACGGCTCCTGTTGCAGAAACCCCGGTTAATCCCATTACATCTGCCGGTGCAAGTGCACCAACTGCAGCTGTCGCTGAAACTCCTGTTAAAGTTTCTGTAGCAGAGTCAACACTACCCCAACCATTTTCACCCCAATCTAAAGTTCCCCAACCAGGATAGTATACAACGCTTGCTGTCCCTAATGCTGTTGTTGCTGAAACTCCAGTAAGTGGAACTACAAGACCAGACTCACCCCAGTTCTCTGTTCCCCATGTATCAGAACCCCAACCTAATTCATTAAAAGGTGTAACGGTACCGAGTGCTGTTGTTAATTGTGAAGGTGCTGTAAGAGTTACATCAATTTGAGTTTGTTCGCCCCATTGATTCTGTCCCCAGGTTGTTCCGGATTGTCCCCAAGTATTTGCCATAAGGAATTT